GTCGTCGCCGTCGGCGACCTCGATGCCGTCGACCTCACCGTCTACGTCCACCTGAGCACGACCGACGCGCTCAACGTGCGATACCGCGCGACCGCGACCGGCGGCACGTGGCGATGGCCGGTGCACTCCACAGCGCAGCTCGAAGTCGACGACGAGACCGGCGCCGTTACCGGGCCGGTGACGCCATGACCGCGCCGCTCACGGACAACCAGCTGCGCCACCTGCGCTCACTCATCGAGCGGGAGCGCACGCACGCCGGCGAAACCGCCGCGGGCATCCTGCTCGCGGCGACCCTCGCCCGCCTGCAGCACCTGGAGCGCAGGCTCGCCCAGGCCGAGGGTGTACTCGCTGACATGCGCACGGGCTACGGCCCGTCCGCGACCGCTCTCGTTGAATCGTGGTTCGCCACCGAGGGGCAGGAGCCATGAGCGACGACAACATGCCCAGGTGGGTCCACACCTGCTCGCGGTGCGGGGTGACCGAGCCGACCGACCGCTGCGAGGAGGATTGCCCGGTGTGTCAGGTGGCGATGGCCGCCAACAAGCTGCAGCCCTCGCCATCGCCCTCGCCCGACGAGCTGGCCCGCAAGCAGCGCGTGGTGGACGCAATCGGGGTCTACATGAGCAAGCCCGCGAAGCCCCTCATCCCCCGCCGCTGGCGCCGGCCGGGGTTCCGATGAGTATCGGCCTCATCGCCCTCATTGGCGCCGTCGCCATCGGTGGCGCCCTCGGTGTCGTCGCCGCCTGCGAGGCCGTCGACGACGCCCTGCGCAGTCGCCGCCGGCAGCGCGCCCTCGACAGCTTCACCACCCGCGAGGACACATGACCGCGCCTTCCTGCTTCGAGTGTGACGAGCCCGGCGACATCCATTGGCACCACGTTGTGCCGAGGTCTGCCGGCGGCACCAAGACGGTGCCCCTGTGTGTGAGGTGCCATGGCCTGGTGCACTCGCTATCCATGGCCACGTCGGCGCTGACCAAGGCTGCGCTGGCCCGCAAGCGAGCCGCTGGCAGACGGACGTCAAAGGACGCCCCCTTCGGCTGGTCCATCGGCGCCGACGGTGACACCCTCGAGATTCACAACGCAGAGCAGGAGACCCTGCAATCAATCGTCGAGCTGCGTGCCGGTGGCATGAGCACCCGCCGCATCGCCGACCACCTCGAGGCCACCGGCGCCAAGCCTCGCGGCACCAGGTGGCACCCGACCACCATCGAGCGGTCTCTGGCATTGGCCAGCGCGAGCCGAGCAGCAAGCGAGAGCACATGACACACCCGACCCTGACCGCCCGCATCGACGTCACCCTGTTGCGCGGGCAGAATAACCGCGAGCACCACCGCGTCCGCGCCAACCGCGTCGCCGCCGAGCGCGAGGCCACCCTCGCCGCCCTCGATAACGTCCAGTGGTCGACCGACTCGCTGGAGGTGCTCGCGATGCTATGCGAGGAGGACACCGGCGCGCGCGTCACCCTCACTCGCCCCTACCAGGTGACGCCCCTCGACAGCGACAACCTGAGCGCGAGCTTCAAGGCCTCGCGCGATGCCATCGCCGATTCCTCGGGCTCGATGACGCCAGCGACCGGCTGCATTGGGTGTACCGGCAGGAGCCCGCCGCCGTCCTGGGCAGGTCGAAGAAGCCCGGCAAGACCCGCGCGAGCCCCGACCGCGACACCCGCCCGACGGTGACGATTGAGGTCCTCCCCGTCGAGGACATCGACCCGAACGTCCGCGCCATCCGCGTGCTGCGAGCGTTCGCCACCGTCGTCGAGAGATTCACCGTCCACACCCACGACGAGAACGGGGTGGGGTGCCTGCTGTGCCTCGCCGCCAGAGTTCTCGCCGACACACAGGAGACAGCATGACCGACTGGACCGAGGACGAAATCATTGCATTGATGGCCGAACGCGACGCAGCCATCGCCCGCGCCATCGCCGCCGAGCAGATGGTGGCAGAGTTGCGGGCGGTGCTGGTGAGGCGGCACGCCCACGACGTGGCGGGCGGTATCTGCGATACGCCAGAGAGGTGCTCATGTGACGATGACGTCACCGCCATTCTCGAACAGGCCGCACCCATCGCCGGTCGATGGTGTCTGGCGAGCGAGCGTGACGAGGCCATGCGCGGTCTGGACGTTGCCATTGCCACGTTCAGCGGCAAGCACAAAGAGTTGATCGAAGAAGAAGCCCGCGCCGACGCAGCCGAGGCCCGCGAGTGGGCCCTCGGGGTGCAGGTTGTGGCGCAGGCAGAGCGTTTGCGGTTGGCGGATGGGCTGGCAGTGGCAGTGCGGGAGTGGTTCGCCATCGCTGCCGACCTCGACCCCGTACGCAACGCCCTCGCCGCCTACGACGCCGTGCAGGGTGACGTCGACCCCGTTGACCTCGGGTGATAGCGCTGGCAGCCTGTCGAGGTGCAGCCTAGTCACTGCTCGTGGGCCCTGCCCCTGCAATTCCGCAGGGGTGGGGCCCGGCCTTTTTGGCTTCAGTAGCGTTCGCGCGTCCCCCGGCGCAGCGCCTTCGACGAGTGGAACACGACCGAATGGTCGATGTTCTCGACGACGTTGACGGGCACCGACGACGGCAGCGCGTCAAGGTAGAACTCGCGCGCGAACGAGAGCGCATTCAAGCAGTCATCGAGGCCCTCATACGACGGTCGACCCTTCGGCCCCGTCGGTGGCTGGATGTTCGAAGACTTCACCTCGGCGACCAGCTCGGGCCCGATGGGCACGACGCCCTGCTCGATGGCGAGCTTCAAGCGCTGCAGCCGAAAGTGCTTTTCCTCGCCTGACCGTTGCTCGGTGACATGCCACCGCGAGAACTGTTTCAGGGTCTCGTACACGCCGACGCCTACCCCGTTGGACTCGACGACGATGGTCTGTGGGATGTAGCGCTCGGCGGTGTCCTTCACCAGTTCGACGAGGTCGGGCAGGCTCGTGCTGTTGCTCACCCACGTCGCAATGATGGTGCCGGTGAGCAACGACAGCACGACGACGGCCGATGAATCCCCGCCACCGCCGGCCGCGACGTCGACGCCGAAAACCACGGGTTCGTCGGGCATCCGGTCGCGATACCGGTGCCACCCGTCGAAGCGCTTCGCCTTGCCATCCCACTTCCCGTCAGCGACGACGAGCGCATCGACAAACCGGAGAATCCACCGGCCACGAGCGAACGAAAAACAGTGCTCGGGGAGCTGCGGAAACTCCCGCATCGCCCCGTCTTCGTCGCCGGCGAAGTCGACGCGCATCCGATGCCACCACCAGGCCGCGGTCGCCCGGGAGGTGAACCCGTACCGCGTGCCCGACAACGTCAACCACGTGTCCTCGTCGATGGTCGTCGGCTCGCGCTGGTAGACCGGGTGACGCTCGATGGGCAGGAACACCCGATGCCACTCCCCGGCGCTGCCTTCGTCCTCCCCGTGCCACAAGGTGCGAAAGAGGTTGTCGGCCGCGCTGGCCGTCGACTCCACGACGATGCGCGCCCCGGGCAAGGCCGTCGACGTCAACCCGCGAAACACCGCCGCATCGGACAGCCAGAAGGCCAACTCGCTGGCGTGAATGAACCCGTAGCTCTTCGAGCGACCGACACGGGACTCGCCGGCCTCGGCGCGAGACACGGCTGAGAGGGCGTCAATGACGGTGCAGACCCCATCGGGCCCGGCGTTCGCGAGGTCGATGGAGCCTTTGTTGCGCGCGCCCACCTCGATGCCGAGCTGCTCGCACCACCCCGCAAGGCGAGCGAGCAGGCCTTGAGCTTTGTCCCGGGTGTCGGCGACGATGGCGCACGGCACCCCGGGGTTCGCGATTGCGAAGACCAAAAGCGCGAGCAGGCTCACCGTGCTCACCCCCATCTGTCGGCCCTTCAACACGATGGTGCGCTCGTTGGCGAGGATGGCTTCGAGCACCTCGACTTGCGCAGCGGTGATGCGCCAGCGGGAGATGGCCCCCTGTTGCTCCTGATTGAGAATCATCAGCAGGCCCGACATGCGACGAGCCCGGTCGAGAATCGGCCGCTTCACCCTTCACCCTCGTCGTCGCCGATGAGCAACGCTCGAAGCTCGTCGACGCGGCGAGAGACCTTCGGTGCGGGTCTGTTGCGCTTCTCCGGTGCGCCGGCGGCGAGGGAGAGCAAATGCATCGCCGCCTTCGCCGACGTCCCCGACAGGGTCACATCGGCGCGCCATGCAACGGCGAGCATCTCAAGTTCGTGGATGTAGTGCGCCCGGTTCGCCGACGTCACCCGCTGGATTTCGTCGGCCGCCTCGTCGAACGTCATCTCGACGCCGTCGACGACGGGCACGCGCGGAACCCAAGCGTCGGCGGGAATGTCCGCCGCGCTCTTGTCGACCGGCGCCTTCGAGGGCGACCCGGTGTCGAAAATGTCCCGCCGTTTCGCCGTCGTCATGTCACCCCTCGCTGACAAGCTCGTCGCGAAGACGGACCTTCGCCAGCACGTGCCGCCGGTGAATCAGCAGCGGTTCGAGGTCGGGGTGCAGGGGTTCAAGCATCGCATTCCGCACGACGACGACGTCGCCGGGCTCGATGCCGACCCAGGTCTGCGGATGCTGGTCCGCCGCGGGCTGCAGGACCCCGATGCCGGCGACGACGTAGGCGATGCATGCCGTCCCGAGGGTGCCCTTGACCTCGTCGACGGCGGTCACGATGCCGCCGGTCGACCGCGCAGGCCGACGAAGGGGGAGCAGAAGCGCCGTGTTCGGCGCGACATCGGCGAACGCGCCGACGGGCAACCCGCACGAGTACAGCTCGTGGACGCTGACAGCCCCGTCGACGGCTGCAGGGGTGACGCCGTCAGGGGTGACGGGGGAAACGTCGCTCGCGTCCTCGGTGTTGCGGCGGTCGACGATGGTGAACTTCTGGTCGCTCATTGGCCGGTGTCCTTCGTGGGGGGTAGAGACTTGATGATGATGCGTTCGCCGATGACGTCGATGTGACCCATGAGGGTCAGCATTCGCAGGTAGGCAAAGAGGATTTCCTGATTGATTTCCGCCTTCGCCTCGGTGAGCGATGCGACCCCGTCGTCGTCGGCGAGGATGGACAGGTGATGCAGCACCGCCAGCGGCACAAATAGGTTCGGGAGGTATCGCGCCGGCGCGTACCACCCTCGGAGATTCGTCGGATGCTTGTGCTTGGGGGCCTCCACGGGCTCGGCCTGGGCGTCGATGGCCGGTGTCGGTGGGTCTTGTTTTTTGCTCATGGTGTCCTTCGTGCTCATGCGAGACTCGCATACCCGAGGATGCGTTTGTCGTCGACAGCATAGTCACGGCGAGCAACGCGGTTCCCACTATTTCCCTCGATGGTGTGAACTCTCCCGTCGCGCACCTCGTCGACAACCCCGCAATGGTACCCGGGGACGCCGACGTCGCTTTGTGACGCAGTAAAAAATATGACGTCGCCGGGTTGGGGCTCGTAACCCTTGCGAGGTCGAAAGATTCCATTCTCGCCAGCGACCCCGACGAACCCCGACACCCGCCGGCACTTGTAGTGCTGCGCGTCGAACGCATGGCGCCAGCGGTTGTCCGATTGCGCGAGGCACCAGAGAACGAACCCGGCGCACCAGGCGAGGGCGTCCCCGCGCATGTAGCGCTGAGCGGGTATCCCGTCGTTCTTTCCGGTTTTCTCGCTCACGCCGAGCTGCGTTCGCGCGATGTCGTGGGGGCCCTTCATGTCGTCACCATTCAAACCAAAGGAGGAGGGATGCGCGTTCGGTGGTGCCGGCCGTCGAGGAAAACTGCACCGTAAAATCCTGCGCGAGAAGCTCGACCCCGCCGTTCAGCGCGATGGCCAGCGCCCCGCTGTCGGCCGTCATCAGCAGGTCGACGCTGTGGTTGTTCGAAAGCGTCGCCACCGTCGTGCCGGCTGAGTCTTTGACGACGGCCGTGACCGTGTTGCCGGTGCCTTGCGACGCCGACGTCAGGTACGCCCGCACGATTCGCGACGAGCACCGCGCCGACGACGGGACCGGCAGCACCCGCAGGAGGTTTGCCGCCGTGGTAGCGGCAGTGAACCCGGTATGCGTCGTCATGGCCGGCGTCATCGCGCGGGCCGTGAGCTTTGCGACCTCGGTCGCAAGCTGCACCGTCGCCCCGACGCCAGCGCTCCCGACGAGCAAAGCGTCGGCGAGCCCGTCGGTGAAGTCGGCGAAGGCGAAATCGGGCACGTCGAGGAACCCGCCGGCGCGCCAGCGGTCCACCTGGACGTGCAGGACGACGTCGCAACGCTCGGTAGTGAACGACGAACCCTCGATGATGAGGTCGTAGCTGACCCCGGCGTCGAGGGTCACGCTTTGGATATTGGTGTCGTTGACGTCGGCGGCCGTCGTCGCACCCGCCACGACGTTGAGGTAGGGCGTCGTCGCCCCCGTGGGCACGACCCCGGTGACGGCCCGCTTCAACGCGATGGTCATGGCCGACGCTGCGGTCACGTTGCCGTTCAAAAATGCACGCACGACCGTGCACGCGACGGGACAGGTGAAGCGCTGCGTTCGAACACCGATGGTGTCGCCGTTGGCAATCCCGCCGCTCATGCTCTTGTTGAAGGGGAACGTCAGCGCCGCGAGGGCGTAACGCTTCTCCGCGACGTCGGCCAGGGCGTCCTTCGCGTACAAAAACACGTCATTGAGGTCGGTCGGTGAGAGTGCATCCCCCGCCGTGAACCGGACGACTTGTTGCGATGCGATGACCTTCACGAAATCCCCCGGGCAAGCGACGAGCGTGAGCACAGGACAATGGTTGCCACCATGGTAGCGAGGGCGTTCGTCGTCGACACGTTGACGTCGATGATAGCCCCCTTCGGCAGCAAACGCACCACACGTGACGTCGTCGATTGATTGAGCCCGGGCTTTGCCGTCATCGTCCCGTCGAACAGCAGTCGCGCCTGTTTCTTGGCGACGGTGTCGAGGGTGCCGGTGACCTCCATCGCCCAGTCATCGAGGATGCCCCCGGCGCTGACCCGGGCCGTGATGGTCGCGGTGTTGCTCGTGGCCGGTGTTGTGATGACCGCCAGCGTGTCAACGAGCATATTCACCGGGACGACGAACCGCGCCGTTCGACGTGCTGCAGGGGTCCCGTTGATGAGATTCTGGAACGTGAAGATGAGCGGGGCATACCCGGGCAGCCGCCTGTTGTCGGTGCGCATCAGCGTCAGCGACGACGACGTGAGCGCGTTCAAGTCCGCCGCGAGAATGGTTGAGCCGTTGGCGACGGTCATGTCTGTGTCTCTTTCTTGTTCGTCCACGTCCCGCCGGCCTGGACGTCGGCGCTGTCGACAATGGCGCGACCCATCCCGCTGACAGTGACTTCGAGGTCAAGCTCGGTCGCCCGCACGTTGAGCGTTGCGCGCACACTTCGAGCCGTGAGCGTCGCCCATTGCGGCGTTCCCCACAGGTCCGTCTCGATGACGGTGTCACCGTTGACGGTCGTCGACTTGCCGGTGTCCACCACCCCATTCCCGCAGACGCTCACAGGGGCCCCGCCATTCGCCGCCGAGATGCTCACCCGACGAACCAGCGGGTTTTCCTGTGGGCCCGACTGCACGCGCCCACAGAGCGCCCCGGTGATGTCGTTGGCGACGAGGTCGGAGAAGTCCCGCAAGCCTTTGGTGTGGATTGCGTAAATGCCAGTCCGGCTGATGATGAGGTCTTCCCCGTCGCGCGTCCGCAGGGTGCCGACAACGTTGAGCGGGTTCGCCGCTGCTCCCGTGTACCAGAACGACGTCGTGCCCTCGTTGAGGTCGACGGCGACGGCGTATTTTCGGTCAGACCCGAAACCGACGAGCACGCCGAACGACGTCGGGAAAACCCGGCCGAACTGGCGAACGTCCATCACGTCGATGGGCCGCGTCAGTTTTCTCCGCCCCTGGTACGAGGAGAACGCAATCTCGCGGGAGCTCCCGCCGTTGAGCACCGCGACCCCGTCGACGGTGAGGGCGACGACGCCGAACGGGGTTGAACACGCACCACCAGGCCGAGAGGTGAGCACCTGCGGGATGAGCGAGATGAACCCGGCGACACTCTGCCCCTGCCCGAGGGCGTCCGCAGCCATCGAGTAGGCCCCTGCCGGCGTGAACATCCACAAGGCCCCATCGGGCCCCTGCGTGATTGCGTGAATCGTGGCCGGCAGCGGTACGTTGTTCTCGCCGACGTAGCTGCGCGGGTCGATGCCGGGGTCGTTGAAGTAGACGATGGACCCCTGGGCAATCGGCATGCGGTCGCCGAACGAGCAGATATGACCGGGCGGGACGTCAATGACCGTCGTGTCGGGGTTCCTCGACGCCGTCGCTACCGCCGGCATCGCCCCGCCGCCGGGCAGCCCGTACAGCGGGGCCGACATCGACGGCGCGTTGATCATCAGCTGGTTGTTGACCATCGCATGCGAGAAAACCGGTTGGTCGGGATGCGCCCCGAGGGCGAGGCGGTACCGTTCGACCCATTCCTCGTCCATGACGACCATGGTGACGTCGCCCGTCTCGCCGTCCTGCACGAACAGGTAGTGCTCCGTCTCCGACGACGACGGGACAAGCACCGAGAACCCGCCGACGAACTCGCCGTTGGTCACGCCAAACGCCGACGACGCCACCGAGACAACGAACCCTCGGCGCGTCGATAATCGCCCGCTTTCGTTGACGACGTTGTGACGCTCGAAGTTGCGGATACTGATGGTGCTCATGGCTCAACCGCCCAGGAGATAGCACGCCGAGACGCGCCAGATAGTGTCAGCGCTTGCGGGGCAGACGATGGTCGTCGCCGTCGCCGCGAGCGTCGCCTTCAATGGGTTTGCAGGCTGTACGATCTCTTCAAGCGTTGTCCCAAGAGCACCAGCGGTTCCAAAGGAAAACACGACAGGCCCCGGCATGTTCGTTGTTGTCACAAGTGTTGGCGTTGCAGCTGCGAGTCCTGCGGCGGAGAAAAACCGCTTAATGGTCAGGCGCGTGATGAGGTGGAACAAGCCCGCCGGGTTCGCTGGTATCGTCAGCGTCACCGCAGCGCCCGCAACGCCCGTCGCCGTCACGCAGAAAGCTGCGGGAGTCGGTGTCGCTAAAATGGCATAGTCCGCCGTCGACGACCGCAGCGCTACGGTCAGGGTCCCCGACGTGTACGCCGAGACACGAAGGCGGAAGCGTCGAAATCCCGACACGCCGACGACAACCTGCGTGTTGACCACGCCCGCGCCTGCGACGAGCGACACCGTCGTCGTACCTACCAGGCCAGTCACCGCGAAATAGTTCGTTCCATCGATCGTCGCCTCGAAGACGACGGTGCCGGTGAAGGCTGCACTTCGAAGGTCGAGGGCGACGACGGCCTTCCCGTTGAGGTCAAGCAGCGCCTCGGCGTTGAGAGCCCCGACCACCGCCGTCGCCGCGCGCGCGTCGGTGATGGTCTCGGCTGTGATGCCGTCGAGCGAGCCGTTGAATGGGTTCCCGCGAACGTCGAAAAGCTGCGTCATGTTTCACCCGAGAATGTAGAGCACTTTATACGTTCCGCCGACGTTGTCGCCGTTGTTGCTGCTCACAGTGATGAGCACCTGTCCGGCCGCGCCGACGGCGGAGAATGTCACGTTGGTCGCTGATGGTTGGTTCTCGTCGGTGTTCGCGGTGTTGCCCCAGGCTACCAGCACCTTGCTCGCCGCCGTCGCGCCTGCATCAACCACCGTGACCGTCTGCGCCTGCAGTCCGAACGGTACCGTGATGGTCGCCGCCGTCAGCGTTGCGCCCCCACCGCTGGCCGAGATGGTGACCGTGGATCCCGCGCCGCCGTCGACGATGGTGATACCCGACCCGGCTGTCAGCACTCGCTCTTGTGTCAGCGTCGCATCGGTCGACAGGGTGACATAGGTCGCATTGGTCGGGGCACCGCCACCGCCGCCGAGGTTGTCGAGGTCGACCTCGTTGGGGCCGAGGGTGCGGGTTGAATATCCGCGCACTCGAAGAAGCGTGTTGAACCCGCTGTTCCCGGCGTAGTCGCTCGTGTCGCACGAGATGAACGCAACCCGCGAGTTATCCCCGACGCTGATTGAGACGTTATCGCCGAGCACGTTCATAATCGTGCCCTCGATGTCTGCCGACGCTGCACCCGCCCCGATGGTGGTTCCACCCGGCGCGGTTATCAGTAGCAGCCCGTCGATTGATGACATCGCCCATCGAGCGCTGTTGTCGTCGACGGCGAAGACGTTGTCGACAGAGTACAGGTACAGGTTTTGCGCAAACAGGCGAGCATTGCGCGTCCCGAGCGACACGAACGAACCATGCCCGACGAGGTTGGTGCAGCTTCCCGCCGATGCGTCGACAAGGACATTTACCAGTCGGACATAAGGAACGATTTCCGTTGACGCGAAGGCTGCACTGAACTGTTCCACGATGACGACCGTTGTCAGCGTCGACCCGGCCTGCACGAGGACTTCGACATTTGTGACATCGACCGGGCATCCGTCGTTCAACTCGGCGCCCTTTGCATAAAGCAAGTAGGGCACCGACCCCGACACCACGAACTTGAAGCGCTGCGCCCCGTCGAGGCTAAATGCGCGCAACCCGCCGGGGATGGTGAACCCCGACGTGATGGGAATGTCTGCGCCCAGCTCAAGGACGCACGGGAGCCCGTCACTCAACCGGAGCGTGATGTTCCGCCTGATGTCGTCGGCGCTGTAGACGATTGTCGCCCGTCGAACCGAGCGTGTCGCATTGGCGTCAAATGCGCGCATGACCATCAGCGGTCACCGAGCAGGCTCGCCCGCCCCGTGCGCGCCTGTTGCGAGAGCGGCGACGAACGACCCTCCATCGCCCGAGCCTCGTTCGGTGGGAATCCCGGTCCTGCGGGGATTGCGTCGGCGGCCCCCAGCTCGTCCAGGGCGCCGGCGCGTGCCTCGGGTGAACCGAGGTCCTCGGGAGGTTCCCCGGCGAGTTGTCGTCGGATTGTGGCGCGATTGATGAGCATGCGTCAGCCCTCGGCCTTTTGGTACTCGCGGTACTCGTCCTCGGTCATGTAATATTCGTCGAAATCCGACGCGGCGAGGCCGGTCGTCCCCGGTCTCTGGACTTGGAAGAACCACGTTCCATCCATCGACTTGGTCCCGCCGGTCAGCCCCTTCGGGAACTTTTTGTAGATTTCGGCGTTGCGGGCTTCCTTCGCCTTTTCTTTGTCGGCGATCGTTTCCTTTAGACGTTCGGCTTTCGTCTGTCCCGCAATCAGGCCGTCGCCGTCGTAGTCAATGTCGGCCGCGTCTTCGAGGTCGTCGAGTGCCGCGCGCCGCTGCACGTCGGTGAACTTCGCATCCTCGGCCGCCTGGTCGAACTGTTGCATGGTGAGCACCTTGCTGCGGGCCTGCGTCCGCGCGAGGTCACCCTCGGATGCCGACGCCGCACCCGACAACCCGAGACCCCCGAGGCCTGCGCGACTGCGCTGGTCCATCGCCGCCCGAGCATTCTGCGCGTCGATTTCCTGCGCGGCTGCCTGTCGTGCGCGCGCCAGCTCGTCCATGCCGTCGTCGCCCTTCGCCGCGAGCCCGGCCTCCATCTGCTTGTCGCGCGCGGCCTGGTCGTCTTTCTTGCCGCCGGTGTACTGCACGCCGCCGCCACCCTGCCCGGCCGCTTCGGCCTGCGCGGCTTGGGCCTGCTCGTCGGCGCGCCTGCGCTCGGCCTCTTTCTTGTCGCTTCGGCTCTCGATGGCCGCCGGCGGCTGCGTCGCACCCATCGGCCGCTCGGTGCTCGGCTTCGCGGGCATCCTCGACGCCGCGAGCCCGTCGAGGTCGTCAAACGGACGCATCTGCGGGGGGAGCTTCGGCGGTTGTCGGCGAGTGTCAGGGCGAGGGATGGCCATGTGATGCGCTCCGGCTGTTGATGATGGGCGACGAGGTCGGATTCAGTGGACGTGCATCGAGTGGACGGCCCACGAGGACGCTGCGGCGCTGGCGACGATGTACAGGTCACACACCGTCGGGATGATGAACTCGTCGACGTGCCCGGGGAGCACATGCCGCCCGCCTGCTGCGGAAAACGTCGCATCGAACGTCGGGGCAGGTGCACCACGACCGATTGCTTCGGTTGCGAGAATCACCCCCGCCGCGTTTGGATTGACAACACGGATACGGACATAGCCGAGGATGCCACCGTTCGCGGTGACGTCGGGGAGCGTGACCTTCACTGGCGTGAGCCCGAGGACGGCGCTTCCGTCGATGACGGCCTGTCCGTTGACGACGAGGCCAAACCCTGCGCGATTGACGAGAGACGTTGTCATGCTTGCTCCTGCGCCCCTTCAGGCTGCATTGGTTGCTGGTTGTCGGGCATCGTCGGGGCTGCATCCCCGGTGTCGGGTTCGGTGCCCTCGATCTGGTCGGTGATGATGTTTTCGAGCATCACCAGGTCGACGAAATCAGCTTTTTTGCCCTGCGCGATGGCCCGCGACTTCGCCCGCGCAATGCTCTCACGCAGCGCGGGAATGCTGTAGTCGTTGACGTTGATGTCGACGTCACCCGCTGCGAGGTACGTCTTGACCGCGAGGTCTGCAGCCTGCTTCGCGACGGCGTTCGGTGCCGTCTTCTGCGCCGCGGCCACATCCTCGGCGCCACCGACCCCGGCCTGGGCATTCTCAACGGCTTTCCCGACGCGTACGTCGGTGCGGCGCTCCAACTCGCTCGCCGATTCCAGACGGATGTTTTTCCCCTGCACGTCGGCGCCGGTGAACGTGAAAATATCAGCCGCGTCCATGCGCGTGATTTCGGCGACACGAGGGACCGGGTAGTACAGCTGTATGACGGCGAGGCACACGCGCCACGCATCCAGAACCATGTCTTCGAGGGATTTCAGCGCGTCGCTGTTTTTCTGGCTGTCGAGTTCGTAGTACGCCTCGATAGCGCGGCCTGACAACGTCGGGGCAGCACCGCCCGAGGTCACCTCGTTGAGCCCGACGACGTCGAACATGAAGGCTTTCGCGTCGTCGCGCAGCTTGTACAAGTCGAGGCCCACCGCGCCCAGCTCGACGGCGAATATCTTTGACCGCGCGTCATCCATCTTCGGGTCGTAGTCGATGGTGTTCGTCCTCGTGATGTCGATGGAATCCGCGAGCGTCTTCGGCATCGCAATCTGCGGGTTCGTCACCAGTCGCATGACCTTGATGGTGCGCGCATGCGTCTCGTTCAACAGTCGTTGAAGGTTGATGACGTCGGCGAGGGGGGTGATTCCGTAGGCACTGTCGCGGCGAAACCGAATCTTCATCAACGACAGGGGGAGTAGCGATTCTTTGCGGTCGCCTTCGGTGTTGATGATGAGCGGGTACGCCTTGCGCACGACGACGACGGTTCCGATGATGACCGCAAACACGCCGTCAGGGTATTTCCTCGACGGACGAACCCAGTATTCGTAGCCGACAATCCCGCAGACCGTTTCGCCGGCCGCGTTGACGTACTCGGTCTCTTCGGGAGGGAGGCCTGCGACGCCGCCCGCTTCCCACATCGTTGCGACCTCGTCCTCCCCGTAGTGATTCTCGAAAATCACCCATTTGGCGTCATGCCAGTCCTCGATGGGGTCAATCCAATAATCGTGGATGGTCAGACGGGCCCAGCGGACTTCCCCGCGGACCTCGTCCGGCCACACCTTGACGCCGGCCGTCCCGTCTTGGAACGCATACTGAACGGCCTGGTGAATCTTGCTCGCCGTCTTCTGCTCCTGGGCGACGTAGTCGATGACGCGATTCGTGATTTCCGTATTGTAGATGTCCTCGGGGTCGTCGGGCGTCGACGCCGTCGCGAGAGCACTGCGGCGGTCTTTGTTGAGCAACGCCGAGAACGTCGTCATCAGCCCTTGGCAGACGTTGATGTGCGAACGGGGGACGTTCTCGTCGTCGAACCACGCGTCCTTGACCACCTGTCGACGCTGCCCGCTGTAGACGCCCCATTGCCGCCCGCCGACGAACATCTCGCACAGTTCGCCAAGCTGCCGATATGGCAGCGCGATGCGCTCCCCTTGGCGCTTGTGCTTGTTGAAATCATCGAGGATTGACGACGTCAGCGGGAGGTCGGCCATTTCAGTCCTCGCTCATCAGCGCGTTCAACGCATCCTGTCGCAGCTTGTAGCGCGCCAGCTTTTCCTGCCGCTTCATCTCGCCCTCGGCGATGGTGTCGTCGGCTTCTTCGAGGTCGCCTTCGGAAAAAGCATCACCGGCCATCCCCCCGAGCGCTCCGCCGAGTTGCGAGCCCGCAGCCATTGCCGCAGGACCGAGGATGGCGCCAGCGCCCGGCACGAGGAACCCAAGGGCCCCGAGGCCTGCGCCGGCGATGTTTCCAATGGTGCTGCCGATGGCGCGATTGCCGGCGCCGCCTTCGGCCTGCACCTGCGCGGCACGTTTCTCGGCTGCCGTCAATGCCAAATCTTCGGGGGTCAATCTTCGCGCCATGGGGCCTCCTGATGCGCCAGCGTTGCACAGATTCGGTTACAGTGCTACCTATGTAACATGACCACCACCTCCGCCGCATCTGCGGTTGATTCGGGCGCCTCGTCGGCCTCGCCCACCGACACCCAGGAGACCGGAGCCCCCCAGGCCCCGGCTTCCACCCAGTCGCGCATGATGGCATCGATTGCCGCCAAGCGTGCAGCTGCAGCCCCCCAGGCCCCGGGCTCACCCGCCGGTCAGCCTGCTCTTTCGGGTGATTCACCGGAATCGTCACCGGGTACCGATGCCAGCGACGACGCCGTCGACGCATCAGACGAACGCAAACAGGCCGCCGACGTTGTCCCTATGGCAGCGTTCAAGGCTCGCATCGGCAAACTGTCCGACAACGTGAAATCAGCACGAGAGGAATCGGCTCGGCTCGCTCACGAGAACCAGCGGTACAGCACAGCTGCGCAGCTCCTGCAGGAGGAGAACGAACGCCTCCGACAGCAGCTGCGCGAGGGTGTGCAGTACGATGCTCGTGACGAGGAGCTTGCTGACGTCAGGTTGTCGCAGCGAGCCAAAGAGCGCGCCGACGCGCTGGCCATCGAACACGAGGCGAAGCTGCGCGAGATGCAGCAGACTTTCGTGTACGAGGCCGAGCGCGAGCAGATAAAGGCGCGGCTCTCGACGCAAATCGAGAGCGCACTTTCAACGCACCGCCTCGCCAACCGCGCCGACGTCATCGCAGCCATGAAAGCGCGCCATGACCTGAGCGCCGGCGAGGCCGCGCGCATGATTCACGAGCGGGAGGTCAAGCGACTCGAATCGCTCGGCTACGCCCCTCGTCAATCAGCCCCCGCCGTTGCCAACGTCCCCGTCGGGGCACGAGCACCAGGGGGAGCACCCGGCGCGACAGGCCGGTTCGCCAACAACGCCAAGGGGATGCTCGATTTCCTTGACGCTCGCCGTCAGTCCTGACGACGAGAACACCAACTCATTGAGGTTCTCAAATGGCTCTTGCAAACGTCACAATCAACAGCATCAGCGGCATCATTGCCGAGTTCGGTCCCGAGCGTTTCGTCAACACCATCAACAGCATGAGCCCGCTTGTCGGTAGCGGCGTGCTCGAAAAAGTCGAATGCGACGGTGAGGAGCTCGTCATCACCGCCGACGTCGGCGAGTCGCCCGCGACCACCTACGCCCTCGACTTCGACAACCGCCCGAACGGCCAGACCACCACCCCGGTGAAGGCCCGTTTCGTTCCGACGATGGTCACCACGCGCGTCAGCCTCGGCAAGCAGGCGATGCTCGCCAAGCTCGCCGACAAAGACCTCACCAAAATGCTCGACAGCAAACTCGACGCCTCGGCGAAGAGCGTCGCTCGTCACATCGGTCGCGGCCTGTACGCTGGCGCCGTCGTCCCCCAGGCCGTCGCCACCTGGTCGGGCACCGCCGCCGACAGCACGGTGACCATCTCGTTCCTCGACGTGAGCCTCTTCATCCCCGGCGCGTCGTACAACTTCGTCGATACGTCGCTCACATTCAGCTACACCGTGCGGTGTCAGTCCAAGGTGGCCGCCGTCGTCGGCGCCAACTCGGCCAACGTCGCCGGTTCCGTCACGTTCATCAATGACGTCATCAACCCCGCGACCGGTGCCGTCGTGGCCCTCGGCGCCACCGCCGTCGCCACCGACGACATCCTCGCCCTGCGCGGTACGTACCCCGGCTTCGGCGGGTCGGCCACCGCCATCGCGGGCAAGCGCCTGAACTCGTTCGACGACATCGCCGGCAGCGGCGCATCGTCCTCGTTCGGTGGCATCGCTCCCGCCTCGCTGCCCGGTTGGGTCGGCCAGACGCTCGCCCTGGGCGCTGCCTACTCGCACGAAGCGGCGCTGCAGTTCGACGCGCGCATCACGCAGTACAGCGGCGAGCAGTTCACCGATGCACTGATGTCCCCACAGGTCGCCGCGGCTCACCGCATCCAGGCCGGTGCAATGGGCGCCGTGTTCGGCATGACCATCCAGCCAACTGCCCAGCGGCCCCAGCCCCTCGGCGCGCGTGCTGACAAGTACGGCGACATCCGCAACTCGGGCCTCGACCTCGCCGGTCGTCCCGTGTTGATTGACCCGAACTGCCCGCAGACCATCGTTGTGTTCCACAACCGCGACCACGCCAAGCTCGGCGTCTGGTCCGAGATGGCTCCCGAGGAGCTGACCGAGCTGGGCGGCGTCGTCGTGACGAATCGCGCGACCCTGTCGATGGATTCGGACTTCACCGGCAGCTACCAGCTGTACTGCGCCAAGCGTGCAGCCATCGGAGTCATGACCGGCCTCACCGGTCTCTGAGCAACCAACCGAGCCCCGTTGACGACGACGGGGCTCGGTTTCTTCCTTGGGGCACCAATGAGCCAACAAGCTACACACCTCGTCGCGAACGGCGTCACCGTCCCCATGTGGCTCGTGTCCGTCATAGGGGCCATCATCGTCGCCGGTTCTCTCGTCATCGCGCAATCCATCACCAACGTTCGCGACAAGACTCTCGTCCTCACGGAGAAGGTGACCGTGCTCGAAGTCGCCAGCACCGAGAGGTCGCAGGTGCTCACGCAGCTGGGCTCCATCGGCGCCAAACTCGACGCCCTGCGCGCCGACGTGAACCGCCTCGATGAGGCAAGCACTCGCAACCGTCCCCGCTGAAAGGCCCACAATGCCCGCCGCCGTCCTCGCAATGATTCCCGTCATCCTCGCCGCCCTGGTCACCGCCTGCGGGTTGGCCCTCATCGCTGGCCCCCTCGTGATTCCCCTGTGGGCGGCACACATGGACGAGGCCCGCCGACGTCAAATCGTCGCTGCCGTCAAGGGCGCCAACGACGCCCTCGGCCCCTTCATCCGTGCAACCCCGAGCGACATTGACGACCGCATCCTCGACGTGTCGGAGATGGTCGTGCGCGAGCTGGGCAGCATCGGTGCGAAGAACGCGGCGAAGGTGAAGGCCATCAGCAAGGCCGTCGTCACCAAGTCGGCTCCCCCTCTCACCAGCGAGAAGACGTGATGGACCTCGCCGCCATCAATGACGACCCCGACCTTCATCACACACCCTTCGGCCGCGTGCTCGTCTCGCGTGCTCACGGTGGAGGGGTGGCGATGTGCTCAATCGAGCACGAGGCCAGCGGGATGCCGATGGTCGTCGGGCTCCTGCGGGACGGTGCCGGCGTGTTCGACGGGCTGCATGGAAAACGCCAGTGGGAAGCGTGGCACGTCCTCGACAAGGCCGAGCGCTACCGCTTGAGCCAAGAGGCCCGGCAGGAACTCTCGCTGCAGGACCATCGCGCCGACTTTCGACGCGCCATCGACAAAAGCCTCGCGCGCGTCGTCGACGGTCGTGACATGCTCGCCGCTGCACTGTCGCGGACGAAACGAGGCCCCCGATGACGATGACGCTCGCCCAGGCCATCACCCGCGTTCGCTTCCTCCTCGACGACAAGGACAACAACCCGCTGATATCTGACGCCGAAATCACCACGGCGTTGCAGGTCGCACAAGAAGAAGTTTGGCAAAGCGTCGTTGACAGTGGCGCGAACATCTTTTTTCAGTCCGTCGATATTTCCTCGACGTCGGCCGGTGTCGTCGCCCTCGCCAGCGTC